TGCGATTTATAGTATATACTTCCGCTGTACCTTCGACAATAAACCAATGTTCTGATCTATCTTGATGCTTTTGCATAGACAACGATTGTCCGGGATTTACAGTAAGTTCTTTTACTTTAACTTCTGTATTGTTTTCATGCAATATTCGATAATATCCCCAAGGCCTCTGTGTTGTAGGATATTTCCATTCTTCTAATATCCATGAACTAGAATTTTTCTTATCAGATCCGCCGACACCAAAGGCAAACTCTAGGTGATTGTCTGTGATATCCATTTCTGGAATATTTAATGCTGTGCGATCGCCACCGTTAGCAAAAATAATATGATCTTGAGGATAACTTTGTCTGACCATCCATATAGCATGGTTAGCTGTATTGTCGTTATCATCAAAATCGATGACAAAATCGACCCCTTTAATATTACGCAAAATATTAGCACGTTCCATTAAAGGCATAAAACATTTACCTTTTTTACGAGCTAACCATTGATCGGAATTTACACCAATAACTAGTAAATCTCCTAGTTTACTGGCTTCTTGAATGTAAGATATATGTCCAGAATGGATCGGATCAAATCCACCTGTTATCAACACGATTTTTTTCATGCTGATATTTATATTGGGTCAAAGACTAGCGTCTTCCATTCCGGCTACTCGAAGTTTGATTATGTTAGATAACTGCCATTGTTTAATGTCTAAAGCTTTAGTGATTCCTAACCATTTATTTCTAAGTAAGGCAAACTCATTGATTATCTTTTCAAAATCAACCACATCTGACTCACCTTCGACATATTTTTCGCAATCTCGAGAGCTTAATGCTCGTTGATAGTTTTCTAAATATTTGCGAAAATGTTGACTTTTTAGTCTTCGAAGTTCAATATTAAGATATTCTAATACTGCTTCAATTTCTTGTAGTTGACTATATCTTAATTCCACGATGCCTGGCATATTAGCAGCTGCCTTTTCAATATTACCCGCGATACGGCTATCATTCCTTGCTGCCTCCAATTCGGCTTCATAATACACTACGGCATCTGGAATATAAGATATATCTTTACTTATTTTTGAATACCAGGACATAATTAATTTTCGTAATCGTCCCAGTCGTCTTCTGAATCTTCATCGTCGTGGTCTTCTGAATCTTCATCTAAGTAATACTCAATAGCTTCGTCTAATGCTTCATCGAAACCAATAGCTGAGTGAAGTACTTTATCACTAATACCGTTATCTGCTAACAAATCCACATATCGTTCGGCTGCTAATTCTATTGTTTTTTTATCTAAATATTCTTTAAACAGCATCCAAATATCTGCAATCTGATTTTCATTCATGTTCAACTAACTCCTCTGATATAGTTACTTTTATTTTATCAAAATCTACCATTAATTTATCTAAGCAGTTTTCTTCGTTACGTTCCCATTCTTTTCGATAATATTTAAGTATTTCTCCATCGTTTGTTGTAAATGAAAGTCGGTTACCATCTTTTTTAAGATACCCTTTGGCTTCAGATAGATCTACTAATCCGCTGTAAGGATTCATACCTGTTTCATAAGGAATTTTTACTTGTACACTTTCAAAAGGTTTTGCGTATCGTGTTTTCATTACTTTACAAGCTGCACGAATTCCTCGTACTTCACTGATTTTATTGCCATCTTCGTCCTCTTTTAGTTTCAACTTTTTCATGGCAACCACAATAGAACTTGCGTAAATGAATCCTTGTCCTCCTGAAATCTTGTCGTCAGGATCGAACATATCTTGACTAGCATATGTGTGATTTGTAGCGATAAGACCAACATTAGCACTACCAAACATATTAACACAATTACGAACCAGCGCCGTGAGCGCCTTAGGTTTTCTGCCCATATCACCTTTTAAATCTCCTGCTTCAAATTGATTAACATCTGTAGGTGTTAACAACATTCCAAGACTGTCAATTACAAACAAGACTTTTGGACGATCCTCCATTGTTCTATATTCCTTCATAAACTCATTTATAGTTTTTGCTACATCGTCAATCATAGCCATATTAAGTTTAAGAAGTTTTTCTTCGCTAGTATCTACGCCAAGTGCCTTCAACCAATCTTCATCAAGTGCATTTTCACTATCAATTAAAATTACATATATGCCTTGTTCTTGTGCATGTCTGACTAAATTACCCGAACAAATGTAACTTTTGCCAGCGCCACTTTCTCCTGCAAATACAGTAACTTTGCCCAGCGGAACGCCTTTGTTAAAGTCTCCGCTAATAAGATAGTTCAATGCATAATTTCCTGTTGAAACCCAATCTGTAGGATCGTTGAATCCTACACCCAACCCGTCAATACTTTTAGTTAATGTCTTACGAAATTTTGTTAAATCAAATGCTTTTGCCATATTAGTTCTCCCTATGTAATAATAAAATAATAATTAATGCCTGTCAAAGTTTTTGATTATCTGCCGGCCTTAGTTTCTAATATTGTTTTGTACTGTTTGAACAATCGTTGTTCGTGATCGTACACATCTCCAAAATTGTTATAAACATACGAAATATCTTTATTGATACAATCCGTCATGTTTATTCCGATAGTTTTAAAACTTCCTAAATTCCACATTGAAAATTTAGAATGTGCATCTACTACTCTGTTTAACAGTGCAGCAGTATTATATGCTTTAGTATAATTCCATTCGTTCCACTCCCAATTAAAAGGATTTTTTGGATCTTTCCATGTTATTTCGAATTGTTCTGAATTTTTTTCCCATAATCCTTGTTTTTGATCCTGCATCATGATCAAGGGTATAAACCAGTAAAATCCTAATTTTGTATTCTTTAACCAGTTAGCTGTTTCTAAAAGATGTTCAATATTTTCTCCTGGAAGACCAGCTATAAAATGACAATCTATGTGTGTATTTTTCCACTTATCTTGAATTTCTAATAAAAAGTCTTTACCGCGACGAGCACTCCAAGGTTTAGATATTTTTTTAGCTGCATCTGGGTGAAATGTTTCTATACCGAATAATGCGCCTCTTTGTCCGCAATGATATAAAATATCTTGAGTATGAGAGTGCTTATCTAATAAATCTGCCCTATTATATGCTAAAAATTCTAATTTAAAAGGTAACTTATTATAAACTTTTTCTAAAGATTCTAACCTGTCCAAACTTGCGTTAAATGTATCATCTAAAAAATAATAACTAGTAGTTCCGAATCTTTCATACATTTCCACAAATTCGTCCACCATTAAGTTAATATCTTTTTCATCTGTTCCTGGTCTTTTTCCTAATCCAGGGTCTCTGCAGAATGTACATTGAAAGATACACCCTCGACCCCATTCAATAGGTAAACATTCACCAGGTAAAATACAATCATGATCTTTGTAAACGAATCTGTGATTACTTATATTAAAACTTTTTCGTTTAATCTTAGTTGCAAGACTTTGATTGCTTAATTCATCTAATAATTTTAGTAAGCTATTTTCTGCATAAGGATCAAAATTTCTAAAATCAAAAATTTCAATATTTTGTGTTCGATAGCTTACCGGCCCACCTGCAATAGTTTTAATTTTAGGAAATTCTTTTTTTATTTCTCTAATAGCATATTCTATATTTTCAGGAACTGTAGGAATTCTAGCATTGTTCATTTTTAATTGCGAGTCCCAAGTAGTCCACATTGTAGTACTTGCGCCTATTAATAAAGTACCATCATCTATGAACATTTTAGTATATTCTAATAATTCTTGTGGGCTAAACAGATGTGTAAATTCTATTACCTGACAAGTATAACCGTGTTCTTCTAACCATCTAGCTAAAGTATAACAAGCAATTGGTCTCCAAATAAAAGGTCTATACCCAATCTGACTGTAAAAAATTACATTTGCCATTAAAAAGAATAATTCATTTGAATAATAAGATCCCAGTACTTTTCTCTAGCTTTAATTGCCTGTAATGCTGCTTCGGTAGCTTCAGTTTGACGTTCTGTGTTATTATCACACAATTCTTCTAACAGCTTTCTTGCAGCTGGTCCATGTTCGTTACCATCTATTTCTACATGTCTTTTTAGATACCATTTAAATGTGTGGCTAGGTAAATCTGCATTTTCCAACTGATTTAATACTGATTGGAACTGTTCTGGCAATAAATCCTCACGTCCTAGTGCCAGAGCTGCACATATTATCCACGGTTTATCACTATCGACAAATTGTTTAGTCTGAGTCATGAAGTATTTTGCTGGATTAGGTACACGAGGGTGCTGAATAGCATTACTCCATCCTATATTTTTAACTAAATTAGGCCATTGTTCTATCCATTCAGTATCAATGCCTATTTCCTTCATGGCAACAACATAACTTTCAAAATGACTTAGATGGCCAGTACCGTCTATTGTAATATCGCTCTCTTCTCCTAGAACGATTTCATTGATCCACCGTCTTGCACTAGCAGAATATTTTGGAGTCCAAGGACTTCCGCTAGGGGCTAAGTGTTGTTGTAATTGTTTAGTGAGACACATGAAATCCCAGACTGCATATACATGATTTTCCATAAAGATTTTAAGATCTTCAATACAACCAATGCTTTGTCTTGAGGTCAAGGGATGCTGTCGTAACTTCCACTGAGCAGATTCGATTAATTTCCAGTCCATGATATAAAAAAGGGTGCGGGAAAGCCGCACCCTTCTAGTATTACTTATTACGATTGCGAATCATTGCAAGAATATCTTCTGCCTTGCTAGATCCTCCACTGGTAGGAGGAGTCGCATCTTTTTTAGGTGACGATGTCGTAGTTGGTTCTTCAAAATCGTCTTCTAAGTCTGGACTAGTTTGTGGGTTAGCAGGCGCTGATATTTTAGCAACAGGGTCTCCTGTTGATTGACTCATTCCTGCTGGTTTGAAATATTGACCCCAGCGTTCCATATCAAACGGTTCGCCATCGACACTGGCCTCAAACATTTCTTTGATTACTTTAAGTTCTACTTCTGTAGGCTTCTTTGGCAAGTAATCTTTAAGTGCAAACAAGCCGTGTGTTTCTAAAGCTGAGACTTCTTTGTCATCAAGTGGACGACTACGACGACTCCACTTACTGGTGCTATAATCTGCATAACCTCCTTTACTAGTCTTGATTAATTTAAAATCAACACCATTAATAGGATCAGTTGGTAGATCATCCATTTCTGGATCCAGCAATGCACCGCGAATAAGTTGGAATATCTGAGGTCCAATAATAAATCTACGAATTGGATTCTCTGGATGTTCAGTTTCCTTTAAACCATCTTCAACAACAAAGCCTTGGAAAATATAACTGCGTTTTTTCCAGTATTTACGACCTTGATCTTCGAGACTTGGATCTTTAAACCACCCACGTACTTCATTAAGTATCGGACAAGCTTCACCGTACATTTCCATACATGGAACATT